TCCAAGTCTGGTGAGCGTGGTATCTTCAATCGTGAGGCCGCCAAGAACCAAGCAGTTAAGTCAGGTAGGCGTGACCCAGACCACGACTTTGGAACTAACCCATGTGGTGAAATTTTGTTGCGTAGTATGCAATGCTGTAATCTTTCTGAGATTATTATTCGTCCTGATGATTGCATAGTGCAATTAAAAGAAAAAGCCCGTATCGCATCTTTACTTGGTACTCTTCAATCTGCTATGACGGACATTAGATACTTACGTCCTACGTGGAAAAAGAACATGGAAGAAGAACGATTGCTTGGTGTGTCATTTACAGGTATTCTTGATAACTGGTTAATGACAAGAGATAATGACCATCTGGATACAATGTTAGATGACCTAAAACAAACAGTTATTGATACCAATAAGGAGTGGGCAGATAAACTAGGTATACCTCAGTCTACAGCTACGACTTGTGTTAAGCCTAGCGGTACTGTGTCTCAGCTTGCATCGTGTGCTTCTGGTATTCATCCACGGTATGCCAAACACTATATTCGCCGTGTCCGTGCGGATGTTAAAGACCCATTAGCTACTTGGATGATGGAAAGACAGATACCTAACGAAATAGATACTTACAACCCGCTTAACCACGTATTCTCTTTTCCAATACAGTCTCCTGATGGGGCTGTCACACGTAACGATATGTCTGCGTTAGAACAGCTTGAATTATGGATGACATATAGAGAACACTGGTGTGAGCATAACCCAAGTATTACTGTCTATGTAGGAGAAGAGGAGTGGGCCGATGTCGGGGCTTATGTTTACAAAAACTTTGGAGATGTTGGCGGAGTCTCATTCTTGCCACGGGAAGACGGTTCGCACTCCTACGTGCAAGCACCGTATGAAGAGATTACCGCTGAAGAATATGAACAGTTGGCTAGTAGGATGCCAAATGTTTCTTTCTCGGATTATCGGGAAACCGATGATATGACGGTTGCCTCTCAAGAGCTTGCCTGTACTGGCGGAGCTTGTGAGTTGTAATTGTTAACACTGTTAACTTTGGGGTGTCCTACGGGATGCCCCTTTCTTTTTTGGACATTATCGGGTTTATATCAATGAAAATATTTACAGACAAACCGCTGGTATCAAAAGAAGTCCTAACATACTTGGAGCAACAGTTCCCAGATAGACTTCCAAAGGATGAAACCGTATCACTAGATACGATTAGATTTCTCCAAGGTCAGCAAAGCGTACTTGAAAAGGTGCGTCAACTAACAGAATTTGAAAACGAGGACGAAGATGTGTATGCCTAAACCAAAGATGCCAGCACCGCCGCCCCCACCCGCTCCACCGCCAGCCGCCCCAGCCGCCGCTCCTAGCGCAGTTGATTTTGAAGCGACTAGCACAGCATCAGCGGCGTTGAAAAAGGGCAAGTTTGGCAAGAGTAAATTTAAAAACAAAAAGACTTACCAAAATACGTTAGGTACTAACTTTGGTGGTAAGGGTCAGGGACTATCCATCCCTACCAAAAAAGTATAGGAAGGAAGTAAATTATGTGTGCGCCAAGAAAACCAAAAGCACCAGCGGCAAGTGCCGCCAAATCAGCTTCCGCCCCAGCTTCTGCCGCCGCTACACCAGCGGTTGCACAGCAAGAGCCAGTAGGCGAAACCGTATCAGCATCACAGGGTCAAGCCCGTAGACGTAAAGGTAAGGGACGTTTCAAAGTTGGACTTGATGTTGCGGTAGCAAACGTGGGTGGTTCTGGTAAGAGTGGTCTTAACATCCCTAAGAGTGATTAGGAGAATTAGATGTCTGCTCAAAATCAACAATTTATGAAGTTCTTAGGGGCTTTGTTTGGTATGCGACAGCAAATGGGCATTGGCCCTACGTCTAATACTAAAAGTGGCTCTAATGAATTTAGGTCGGTACAAGCAGGGCAAAATGCAACTGCACTTACCGAACAAGAAAAAGAAAAGAAGAAAAAAGATAAGGCGGATTCCGCTAAGAAGCGTAAAGCTATTCAGACAACATCATTAAAAGCCAAGGGTACTATTATGCCAGCCCTTAATAATAAAAGCCTAGCAAGCAATCTAGGCGCACCAACTGGCGGGTCATCCGCTACAGGTATTAATTTTGCTGGTAAAGTAGCTGGAAAAAAGAAATCAAGTAGTGGTGGTCTTAGTTCTTCTGGTCTAAACATTAATAAGAAATACTAGCGAGGACTATAATGCACGATATGCCAAAAAAATCTGTTGCCGCTAGATATTCTCAGCTTGAATCTCATAGACACGCTTTCCTTGAGAGGGCTAGGGATGCGGCGGAGTTGACTATACCTACTCTTATGCCGCCTTCTGGACACAGTGGGGCTACCGTGTATAAGACACCCTACCAATCGGTAGGCGCAAGGGGTATTAATAACCTTGCAAGTAAGTTGCTTATGACACTTCTACCACCTAATTCACCATTCTTTAGGTTGACTATTGATGATTTTGATATTCAAGCTATTGGTGGTAATGAAAAGGCACGGGGGGCTATTGAAGAAGCACTGGCTCGTATTGAGCGTACTTCAATGCAAGAGATTGAGGCCACCGCTGTACGTGTGCCTATTCACGAGGCGTTAAAACAGCTTATTGTGTCTGGTAATTCACTCGTATACCTACCTAAAAAAGGTGGTATGAAGGTATTTAGACTAGACAGATATGTAGTAAAACGAGATACTATGGGTAACGTCTTGGAGATTATCACCAAAGAGAGTGTGTCTCCTATCATGTTGCCGCCAGAGGCACGGCAGTTATTGTCTACCTCTGAAGATTATAACGAACAGGCAAACAACAGCAAGAATTTAGACTTGTATACTTACGTTTGCCGTAAAGATAACAAATTTGAAGTACACCAAGAAGTTATGAGTATGGAAATACCTAACTCACGGGGTACTTACCCACTTGAGCGTGTACCTTTTATACCACTACGGTTTACACGTATTGATGGCGAAGACTATGGACGAGGCTTTGTAGAAGAATATATTGGTGACTTGCGGTCACTGGAAGCACTTACACGAGCTATTGTCGAAGGTTCTTCAGCATCAGCAAAAGTACTGTTCTTGGTTCGTCCAAACGGTACGACAAAACAGAATACTCTGGCAAAAGCCCCTAACGGTGCTATTGTACAGGGTGATGCCAACGATGTTACTACTTTGCAAGTGCAGAAGTACAACGACTTTCGTGTGGCACAAGAAACTGCTCAACGTATTACTGAGCGGTTATCGTTTGCTTTCTTGCTCAATAGTAGCGTACAGCGTAATGCTGAGAGAGTAACGGCGGAAGAGGTTCGCTATATGGCACAGGAGCTTGAAACTGCCCTTGGTGGTGTGTACTCCATCCTGTCCCAAGAGTTCCAACTTCCATTGGTGAGGCTATTACTGGCTCGTTTGGAGTCCGATGGTAAGATGCCAAAAATGCCAAAAGACTCAATTAAACCACAAATTGTAACAGGACTAGAGGCACTTGGTCGGGGTCAAGACCTTAATAAGCTGGCTCAGTTCCTAACCTACCTTCAACCATTAGGCCCACAGGTGATTTCACAGAACCTAAATGTTGATGATTACATCGACAGGCTGGGTGCATCGTTGGGTATAGACACAGGTGGTCTGGTTAAGTCTGTAGAGGAAAAAGCTCAAGAGATGCAAGCAATGCAACAAGCACAACAGCAAGCACAATCACAGAAGATGATGCAAGATATGGCTGTTAAGGCTACTCCACAGCTTGCAGACCAGATGATTAAACAACAACAGGAAGACAGTTAGAAATGGTTGATACACTAAATACTCATCAAGAGCCAAAGCCAGAAAGCCAAGAATACATAGATAATATGGTGGCAAAGGCAGAGGGTCTTGATAACACACAAGAGGAACGCCCACAGTGGTTACCCTCAAAATTTAACTCCCCCGAAGACATGGCAACTGCTTACGCAGAATTAGAGCGTGAGTTTCATGGTCAAGGCGACTCCAATGATGTAGAGGATATGAATACTGGCGAAGTTCAAGAGTATCTGTCCGAACAGGGCGTTGACTTTGAAGCTATGGCAACAGAATTTTGGAATGATGGGGGATTGTCTGATGAGGCGTATGATACGCTAGAAGAGATTGGTATTCCTTCTGATATCGTTGACAGTTATATTGACGGTCAAATGGCGATTATGGAAGGTACTAGACAAACTGCTTTCAATGCAGTGGGTGGTGAGCAAGCCTATACCGAAATGGTAGATTGGGCGCAAAATAACCTACCCGAACAAGACATTGATGCTTTCAATGAACAAATCGACAGCGGCGACATGAATCAGGCCATGTTTGCTATTCAAGGGCTACACGCTCGTTACCGTTCAGAGACAGGTACTGAGCCTAGCTTGGTAGCTGGTGAGAACTCAGATGTTTCTGTGGGGGCTTTCCAAAGCCTAGCAGAGCTAACTACTGCTATGAGTGACCCAAGGTACGAGAAAGACCCTGCATACCGTGATGCTGTTGCTGGGAAACTAGCACGGTCAGCGGTACTCTAACGCTGTCTCCAACTCTGGGGCGGGGGGCTTTTGCTCCCCGTTCCTTCTAAGTACATCAGGTGTTGGTGTATTTAGAAGGGACTTGTCCCTATACCGTAAGGCCATTACGCTATTGAATAACCCTGACCCCTTGCGAGGGACAATCTTGGTGAAAGAGAACGAAAGGCCAAGTGGAAAAATCGTAAACTAAACATAACCAATGAGGTGATACAATGGCAATGCAAGGTGCATCCAATCCAGCCTATGACGTATCCCGTCTAGGCCAAACCAACCTTACTGGTAATGTGCGTGACCTGTTCTTAAAGCTATATGCTGGTGAAGTTCTCACAGCGTTTGAAGCTAAGAACATTATGATGCCGCTTGTTCGCACTCGCACCATTACCAAAGGTAAATCTGCGTCCTTCCCAATGTTGGGCCGTACAACTGCTGAATACCATACCCCTGGAAATGAAATTACTGGTGGTCAGGTACGTGCGTCAGAGAGAATCGTCACTATTGATGACCTTCTGATTTCTTCACAGTTTATTGCTAACATTGACGAAGCAATCAACCACTATGATGTCCGTTCTACTTATTCTAAGGAAGCGGGTATCGCTCTGGCTACAGAGGCTGACAAGAATATTCTCCGTCAGGCACTGAAAGCCGCTCTTTCAACTAACGCTACACGTGCCGCCGCACTGGTACAAGACTATAAAGCATTTGGTGAAGAAGA